CTCGAGTCGGCAAGTTTCGATTCCTTCTCATTCGCCAACCCAGGAAAACTCGCTTTTACGGATTCGATCAAATCTAGTTCGTCGAGCGTCAGCGTTATCCGCGTAGGGTCTTGTCGAACCCGGCACCCTTCAAAGATCCCGAGTGATCGTTCTATCTCTGATGAGGCGCAAGCCATCATGAGTAAATATTACTCGGCTGCATCTGGTGCCCCTTCCGGCGATGTTTTAAGTACTGAGGAAATTTTCTCATTTTACGTCAATAGACGTATAAATGAAGATCGTCCTTCTAGAGTCTCTATTTTGTCAGACGCTCTAGCTCAGAGTTACATTAAGTACAATTGGAGTATCGACCCAATCGAGAGTCATGTCGACTCTTTTCCTATTTCTGACGACATCATGAAATGCGTCATTAATAAGCTCGATTCGTCGAAATCTCCCGGTGCTCCTTTAGTTTATTGTTACCCCAATAACGAAACGGTTATTCGTTGCGAAGAACCTGCGTTTATTGAGACTATCAATGCTAGAGTTGAGCGTCTCGTTCATCTCGGTCGTAGTTTGATCGATGATGGTGATTTCCTTTACAATCATGCCTCCCTCTCCCCTGACGAGCTTTTACGAAACGCTTCAGTCATCGGACCTATGCTGATTGAGCAAGGCTACGCTGAAGTAGTTCTCCTTAAGATTAAGTCTGAACCTCGTGTAGTTGGTAAGTATCCTCGACTCGTTTGTATGGTATCAAATATTGATACTACAATCGATCGTCTATGCTCCAACGACCTTTTGGTTAAAGAACAGAAACTTTCTAGGGATGAAACCAATACTGCTGTTGCTTTAGACATCGTTACGGATGAATCTACTCAAAAGTTGTATGATTACTTTCGCGAGCATGCTCCGCTAGTGTCATCCGATGTTCAGGGCTGGGAGTATTGTACTGACGTTTATGATCAAATTTTTGATCTGCATAAGCGACTTTATGTTTCGGGTTTATTACGTGATGATTTCACTATTATTCCCTGTAACCTATCAGCTCTGATGGTTGCAAGAACATATTGTTCAGTTTATCGCGTCTTAGCTACTGAAGAAGGTAAACTCCTTGTTAGCCATCCTGGGATGACGTCATCAGGTTCCTTGC